CTGGTATAGATTGTGAAATCTTTATACTTGGTTGCGTACTATATCCAAGTGCATATATTTCTTTTTTACCTGTAAAACTTGTCAATCCACTACTCGTTGTTATCCCATTACTAAGTAATACATCTTTTGCATTTAATTGTAAATTATATGTTTTGTTTAGTTCTAATACTGTTTTACCAATTTTCTTAGGAAATCCATATAGAGAACCTAATCCTCTTACGCTTTGCATAGCATCTATTGGTAGTGTTTCTATATCAACAGTATAATCTAATCCTATATCACAACTACTAGCTACGTTTTGAAAACTTACTACTCCGCCTGAAGATACTGTTCCTGAACCATAATAAAATATTGCATCATCTTCATTTGAACCCGATGTTGCATGAACAACTTTACCAATAAGTGAGGGTGTTGCATTAAGACCTGTAAATACTTTGCTTGTTGTAAATACTAATGTTGCATTATTACTTTGTGATGTTACTGCATCAAGTATTAAAATATATTCATTTGTATTACCACTAGCATTTACACTTTGTATAGTAAATGTTGTACCTGTTCCTGCAAATTGAAATGACTCTCCTACAGATGGTGCATTTGTAAATCCATCTACAGTTATTTGTTTAGTGCTTGTTACTGCACCATTGATTGCAGGTGAACCATGAGGTTGATATGAACCTGATAATGTTTTAGAAACAGTACAATCGGTAGGTACGGCAAAAGGAGAGTTTGCCCATTGCTCTAAATTATATACTGTAACTCCATTAACTGTTCGTTTAACGGCTGTGTATAAAAAACTCGTTATACCTGCAACAGATTCAAATAAACCATCTGTAGTCCATAACACCCACCCTGCTAATTTTTCTTGTCTATGTGCAGTAAATACGCCTATAGAACCATCATCATTTACAAATAAGATATATTGTTCTGTTCGTTTTCCTGCAGAACGTACAATCGCAGAATCACTTGGATTAGATATTGCTTGTGGAGATAATGTATTAATAAGTGTAGGTGTATATTCTTCTACTGCACTATTAAAAAAATATTCTCTAACATTTCTTCCATTGTTTTGAACAAACAATCCCGCACCATCAAATATTCGTGGCATAGGAGAAAGAGAACACCCTAAATTACTTTGTCTTATAATTTGCAAATCAACAGGTGTAAGTGGTTTTCCAACCTGCGGTTTGAGATAAAACTCTCCTGTACTTGTTAAAATTTCTAAATTTTTACCCGATATAAGATGTCGTATTTCATTAATTCTATCTGATGAAATATTTATTTGTATTGAATCTGTATCTTGTGCATCACCTACATCAAAGTTAAAAAAATCTGCTGTTTTAGAACCTGCTATAAAATCAGGTAAAGAGGTGCCTCCACCAAAAAATAATCGTTGTTGATGAAACTTTGCTGTTTTTGGAAAACCATTGACTGCACTAAATACTTGTTCGTCCCAACTTCGTGTTGGTGGGTGTCCTACAATAGTTACATTAACACCACCCCCATCTTGTGAATCATTAGCCGTATCACTTGAACCAGCAGTAAACTCATAATGATTATCGTCTACAACTGTTATAGTTTGTGCACCATTGAGATTACCTGCCGCCAATCCATTTCCATCATCATTAAAAATATCTTCTGCTCCTGCAATCGTTATACTTGCTCCTGTTGTAAATCCATGTGCAACGTGTGTTACTTTTACTACTCCAGTCCCTTGTGAGGTAGCAAAAGGGTCATCATCTAACTCTATGCTTACATTTTTTTTTAATGTTCCTGTAACTGTTGTTGCATTGGTATAACCACTTATTACTATTTCTGACCCATGATATCTGATACGTGTGCCTACATATGATGAGGTAAAATAATCTGCACTTGTAACTGCAGTTACTGAACCTGCAGTACTGGTATTTATGTCAAGAGTTATCGTATCGTCAGCAAATTTAAAGTAAGGTTGAAATTTTTGTTGTCCATTAACAGAATCTTTAAATGCAAAATCGGTTCGTGTAAATGTAGTAGCACCTGTTCTTTTGATAACTTGAGGAGTCATATCAGCATGAACAACTACCATAGTATCGCCTTGTTGAGTTACATTCAGTTGAAATAATATAGAGGTAGTCCACGGACAACTTGTTATAGTTTGTAAAAGCGTACCATTGCTTGAATAAATTTTTAATGCAGTATTTTGAAAAGCTAATATATATTCTTGTGTGTCATTAAATACAAAACCTTCTAAACGAGATTGAGCACCTAAGTCTGCTCTATATAATGTTCCTGCTCTTCTTTCTATTGCACCTTGATTAAGGGTAAATACATTTCGTGCTCTTTTAAGAGATTGTTGAAAACTTGCAATATCCGTTCTTGCGATAATAGTTTCATCAACTTCTCCTCGTGTAAAACTATTTTGATGTGTTCTTGATGTTGGCATATTATGACGAAGATGGAACTACAGCCGTAATGCCATTTAACGCTCCTCTTTGTCGTACTTCTATTAACAAACTGCTACGTAGTTTCCTTGTTGTTTGGGTTTGTGATTCAGTTGCTCGTGCAACCTGTAATTGTAGTAATGCTCTTTTTTGATATAAAATAGATAAATTATCATTTCTTGCTATTGCACCTGCAAATAATGATGCTAACTCAAACTTTAATATTTCTGTAAAGTAAGGTGGCATATCATTTTCATGTGGTCTAAAGGTATAATCACATACTACAGTATCTGCAGTAGATGTATTTGTAAAAATAAAATCACCATATCTATCAAACACAATAACATTATCGCTTACTGTACAAGTATGTATAAGTATTGCATCTGCAGGAATTGCATATGAAGATTCAAATCTATCTAATGGGTCTACTGTACTTTTAGATAATACGGCTTGTTTACTTGCAAACCTCCATCTTGCTCTTGTTAAATGACCTTTAAGTGTTGATTCATAAAGTTGATTAGATACTTGGCTTTCAGTTGTATTGTCTGTAAACGAAGCAATAGTGTTTGCTCCTATAAGAATTAATGCTTGATTACAAATATCTATATTACTTAATGCCATAGTTTATATAAAGGGGGTGTTGCCACCCCCAATACTTATGTTCCATTAATTGTTGTTACTGTGGCGGCGGCAGTTGCACTAGATACTACAATTAAATCTGCAGTACGTGTACCACCTGTTGCTCCAACAACAAGAATTAAATCGTTTTGTTTTAATTGATTCGTTGCACTATTAAAGTACCCTGAACCAACGATAGTTCCAATAGCGTCAGCCGAGTTATACATAAACAAACTCTGGTCGCCACCTGTGGCTATCATTTTTAATGTTGCTTGTGAAAATGCCATGTATCTCTCCTATTCAGCAATTATACATTGAATCATACCTTCACCATCAATCTCAACTGCACCCATACTCATGTAAGATGTAATTAAGTTTGAAACCTTTTCAGGTATGTAATTAACCTCAGTACGAATATCTGAGCCCATTGCTAAACCAACTGCTGACTTATGATACGCATGACAATCTCTGTTACTGCCAGAAAGAGTTAAACCTGAATGTGTAAACCACATAAAGCCTAACCATCTCTTTGCAGTAAGACCACCTGCGTAAGGTAAATCACTCTCACCAACATATTCTGCTCTTGAGAATTGGTCTATTTGTAGCAAGTCTGCCCACCCTGCAGAAGAAACAACGAAATATCGTTGTCCATCATCAGGTATATCACCCGCACCAAATGCTTCGTAAACAGTTAATGCTTTAGCCAACGTAAGACCTGCACTACCATGTGCAACATTGTTACTGTTTGTTCCTGCATCTAATATATCAATGATAAGTTGGTCAGTTTTTCTACCAAGTGCAGAAGCCGCACTTTGTGATAGAACTTGCCTTTCATCAATGTTTGTCTTTAACTCGTCCAGTCTATCAACGTAATCCGCCGCATAGAAATCTGAAAGAGTTACATCTACTGTATTATGAGTAATTTCCATAGTTGGAACATTTGCGTGTCTACTTTTTTCAGTTGCAGACCCTTTACCCACTTTTTGGAATCTCGCTTGAGAACCCTTAACATTATTAAGCGTTCTGATTGTGTTTTTTAATTTAGAGCCCATACGCTGATAAGCCATGTGGACTTCACTTTCAAATTGCTTAATAAATGCAGTTGTAATGGAAGTTGCCATTTCATACTCCTTTATTAGTTACTATTAAACAAATTTCAAGTTATCCATTTTTATCTTTTTGGGTTGCCCTATAACGTGGGCCCAAATGTTTAAGAATGGGCTTTACTCCTCTAAAAACCTTTATACTAGGTTTCTTATAAAAGTATAACATTTTTTGACGTTTGACAAGTACTGGTGTTTTTTTAAATGAAAAACCCAAAAATTTTAACCATTTAATTGTTTTCGTTTGCTCAGGAGTACATACATTAAATAAATAATCATAATGTTCTTCTATATATCTAACGAATGGAATATTGCCTTTACAAAACTTTACAAAATTTTGCATAGGTTCATCAGAAGATAAATACCAAATAGAAGCAATACGTGAATCAATACGTGTCGGACACGCTCCCCACATAGCAATGACCTTATTTTTATTATTAAAAAGAGTAAAGGTTATTGTATTTTTTCTATTGATACGAAATGGATATAATAACGAAAGTAATGGCTCTTTGTTAATTGTAGCTAATTCAAAGCGGTCAGTTTGTTTTAGTTTCGGGACAAGTTCAAAACAATCATCAGGGATTGCAATGTCCATGTACATTACTTACCACGATACAATCTATTAAAATCTGCATCAACTTCTTTAACAAATGCAGGGTCTCTATGTCTACTATCAAAGTATCTTGGGTCTCTCATTTTTGCTCTAACATCTTCTATTGTTAATTGTTGACGTGGTTCATATTGTTGTTGCGAACCAATGCTTTGTTTTTTATCTTCCATAAGTTGTTCAAGAAATTCTATACCTTCTGCATCTTGACCTAATTTATTAATTAATAATTCTGCTTGTGCAGGAGGATATGATACATCAAGCCATGATTCTACTGCGTCCATTCTTGCTTCTGCATTTTCTCCTAGTTTTGCCATTTCTTCGTCTGCATTAGGCATTTGATTAATTGCATGGTCAAAATACATATTAATACCTCTTTGATATTCTTCTTGTGTATAAGCATTTTCTTTACAATGGTCAGTCCACCATTGACCAATAGCCGACTCCTTAACTTCTTCTTCTGTTACTCCCTCAGGCATTTCAGCAATAACATATTCTTCAGGAGCTTCTGCTATAGCTTCGTCCGATAATTCATTAATTATTTGTTCTTTGAGTTCATCTTTTTTACCGCCTACAAATTGTTCAAGATGTGCATTTGATTTAAGCAAATCATCTGTGCGTACTTGTCCTGTATCTGCGTCCCAAAATTTTTCAGGTACATTCTCTGGACGTTCTCTTATTGTTTCACGTGAAACATCTTGTGGTTGTTCAACTGGATTTATAGGTTGTACTTCTTCAACATTAGGTTCTGCTTGTACTTCTGTTTCATCTGACATTTAGTTTTTCCTTTACTATATTTTGACTTAAACCTTTATTGGTTCGTCTTTGTATTAAGCCTACTAAATATCGTTGTCCTTCAAGATGTCTTAAAGTTGCATCAGTAATTTCACTACCTGCAACAGCTTCTATTGTAATAGATTTAAGATACTCTAATACTTCTTTTCCATTAGGTTGTTTAAAAACACTTTGAAACAAATCGTTTAGTCGTGTTTCTTCGTCGGGATTGCGTGTGAAATTATCAAGTCCAACTAAATTTTGGTTAGGCATTGGTTTCATAGTAGTAACATACTATTTTATGTAACTGCTTTCAAGGCTTTTCCAACTTCTTCTGCCTGAACAGGTTGACCTTCTTGTTGTTGTGTTTGTGCAAACTGTTGTAATTGTTGGGCGGCTTGTGCCATTTCTTCATTACTACGTATTAATTCATCAGGTACGCCTAATTTTTTGGCTATAAACTTTGCGGCTTCATCTTGTTTAATCAGTATATTTAATAGTTGAGGGCCAACTCTTGCTTGTATTAGTCCTAAAAATCTATCTAATGTTGCTACATCTTGTTGTTGTTGTGCCTGTGCTAATGGTGAAGAAGAACGTATTTTTATTTCTCTACCATTAATTACAGGTATTTTAATTCTGCCTTGTTTTTTAAGAATATATACTACTCTTTGTAAGACAGGATTTACTAACTCTGCTTGTAATCTGCCAAAAGCACTACCTATTTGTCTTGATAAATCAGCCATACGTTCTGCTACTTCTGTTGCAGACATAGGCGTTTTTTGATTAGGTTGTCCTAACATATCATTATACAATGCTTTTTTAATATTAGTTCTCATATCTTTTAATACTAAATCTGATACTTGAAAGTTACCTGCAGGTCTTACAGGTGTTAATCCACTACTGCCTTGTGCTTTCGGTATAATCGTTCCGGGAATTAACTGTATGTTATCTACATTTATAACTCCATCATCTTCTACTTGATACATACCTGATATTGCCATTTGTGCATTTTCTAATATAAGTTCTATTACAAGATTGGCTGTTTTAATTGCAGGTAACGCCATTTGTATTGGGCCACGTCCATAGACCTCACCTGCTACTTTTGACCATCTATAAACAACATACGGGTTTGACCCTTGACCTTTAAATATTTTTTCTAATATTTTATGCTCATACATCTCAGCAATAACACAAAAAATGTTTTCTTCTTCTTTAGTATTCTGATGATTACGATAAACAACTTCTAATATAGAACATTCTTTTTCAGGATTTTTTTGCATATCCTGTTTCATTTTATCGGATATATTGGCATTAGGATATGCTATTTCTATTTGATTAAATTTTATATTTCTTCTTCTAAATACATGGTCAATCTTATCATCATAGCCTGAATCCAATATAAGTTGCGGTAAGGGTATAGATTTGAATTTTATAGGTTGTACTGCATCACCTTCTTCAACAAGTAAACACCCTGTTCCTACGGCACAATCCAAAAAAGTTTCATGTACTTCTTGAGAGAAATTACTGTTTTGTAATATTTCAAATACATATTCGGTTACATTATCTAATAATTCATTTACATCTTTTTGATTTTCTTCAGGTACTTCGCTTCCTGCAACTAAATCTGCCCATCTTGCAAAGTTAGGAACAATACCTGCTTGTAATCTACTAGCAAATTCTTGTACACCAACAACTGCAGTTTCATCAAATATTCTGTCGTTGCGACTTCTGCCTATTGTTTCACTATAAAAACTTTCTCTTTGTGGCAAACAATACTCATAACAATCTTCAAAGGTTGGATTCCATTGGTCTTTAATGGCTAAGGCTTTTTTATACCGAGTCATCAGTTGTTTTACAGGAGAATCTTCGGGATTTATATCTGCTGATGCGGGTTTATAATCTACTACCATATTTTACCTAAACTTTTTATTTATCCATTTGTAACAAAAGTATACGCCTAAACCTAAAAGTATATAACAAATACCATCAAACCAAGATAGATTGTGTGCCCAATCTAAAGTTTCAACATTAGGCATATTAGACTCCTAAAGTATCACGTGTTTGTAAATTACCTTGTACTTGAAATCCTTGACCTCCACGTCTACCTGATAATAAACCTCGTCTACCACGAGTACCTGATGCTTGTGCTACTCTATCTTGAAATTGCTCTTCTTTTAATTTACTACGTTCAGCCATTTCTTCTCTTCTTGCGGCGGCTCTTTGTCTACGCAAAGATTCATCTTGAGGTGGTGGTGGTGGGGCGGGTGGTGATGGACTACTTCCTACACACATTATCGTCTCCTTTCGTATATGCTCTTAGGTTTTAAATTAAAAACATTAAAATTTCTTTTTGCTATTATAGGTTTACTAGATTTATTACCCATTGTCAAAGTTCTTCCTTCTCCTGCTCCTAGCAATAAATATTGTAACGCATCATGTATATGTGAAAATCTATTCTTATTAGGTTTTTCATCATAGCGTTCTCCACTCACTTGAAGTCTACGATAATGATATCCTCCTGTAAATCCTTTGATTAAGTTATGACATTTTTTATCTACTAATAAACCACTTTCTCCATCAACCATTCTATTCAATGTAGCATTTACAGATTCTAAACGTAAACTTACATCATTGCTAGGTGCAGGTCTTGCCATAATACCTAAACCTTTAAGTATTTGAAAAGGTGTGTTTTCATCTGTTTGTACTCTATGGTCTCCTGCAGGGTCGCCAAATATTTGAAATGGGCGTGGTAAATATTTTGTCATACTCATTTTCATAAGTTCTGCAAATCTTACTATACCCATATCTTCTGCTACTAATTCTTCACAAACTATCCACCGATTTCTTATTTTTTGTGCAAATACACAGGCAGGTGTTAAACCAAAATCTATACCAATAAATATAGGAAGTTGTGGTGCAAGAGCAAGTTCTCCTTTAGCTACATGAACATCTGTTCTAAACGATTCATAGACAGGTTTACCATCTTCTATACGCCCTAATTTATTTAAAACGTAGACATCTATCCATGATTTTGTTTTACCTTGTATAATATTTTTATAATAGTTTGCAGTTAAATTCTTTTTGTTCTCCTGTTTAGGATTTTCTTGATACCCTTCTATTTCTTTTTCATTATTACGTTGTTCCAATAATGCAGGAGGTTGATTCCAAAACTTCCAGTTATCAGGTGTTATTAGCATCTTTGCTTCTTGTTTACTTATATAGTCTGGTATAATAGATTCACCTGACATAATGCTCCACCAATGGTCAGTATCAGGTGGGTTGGTATCACAGATTACTCCATACCAACTCGGGCCACCATCACGCATAGAAGGAAAACGCCCCACACGCATAGAACAAGCATCAATAATTGACTTAGGAATTTCTCTTGCTTCATTTATCCATACTCCTGTAAGTTCCAAAGATAATAACTTCTTTACATCTTCAGGTCTATCTAAAGCTAAAAATATAACTTCTAAATCAATATCACCTTTTTTAATTTTATGTGTATAAGGAACACTCCATGTAAATGTTCCCCAATCTTCTTCAGGAAACCAATCTAACCATGTTTTAATCGTTGTTGTTTTTAGTTGTGGGTTTGTATTTCTTATAACTGCCCATCTTGATTTACGTAAACCATCTTCTGATTTTGCCTGAGTTATAGCCGTTTTAATTATTTCTATACAACACGCTACTGATTTGCCTGAACCAACTGGCCCACGTATACCTCGGAAAAAACTTTTATCTTTTAAAAAATTTTTAAGTGTATCACCATGAGGTTTATAATTTAGTGATGCCATAATCTATTGCTAACTTTATAAGTTTTTCTCGTGCATTTTCTGATAACGATTCAATAATTCTATCAGCTTCATAATTTGTACATTGGTCTTTTGGGTAATGTTTCATATGTTGTGTTTTAACAACTGTTCGTAATGTATCTACTTCTTTAATACTTAATCGTGTAAATAATGTCATGCTCTATATCGTTTAGTTTTCTTTGCTATTTTTGCAGGTTGTCTACTAAATTGTCTACCTAATAATTTATCTCTTCTTTTTTTACGAGTTGTCGCCGCATACTCTTTAGACGATAAACTTTTTATTGCTTTTGAAGGAAGATAGCGTTCTCCTGTTTCAGAAGATTTTTTTCCCGACTTGGTTCTCCATTTTTGTTTAGACCATTTAGATAATGAGTTAGATGATTTTTTTGCACCACTATAACCACCACCTGCTTTTTTGTAAGCCTTGACTGCGGCTTGGGCTTTTCTGCCTGACCATTGACCTGCACCTGTACCATGACTAGCTTGTGCTTTTATACGAGCAACAATTCTTTTCCATAGTGAAGGTTTTGTTTTTGTTGCTGAACTCATTTTTTTGCTCTGTTAAATGATATAGAGGTAATTCTTATATTGGCTAGATTATTATTTCTTGGGTTGCCGTCTTTATGGTCTATATCTTTTTTATCATTTTTTTTTACTCTTTTAAGACGCATAAGAAGTCTACGCATTTTATTGCGGTGTGCTCTATCTTTTTTTTGTGGCGAAGAAGATTGGAATTTATTATATTCGTCTTTATAATCTCTTTCCATTTTACTGATTTAAAATTAATTTTTTAGCCATACTTTCTGCAACTTCTTTGCTATATCCTTTAATCATTTTACCTTCTATATAATCTTTTATTTGCTGATTTTTATGTCTAAGCATTTCTTGTTTTTCATTATCTAATATTTTATTAGCAATGTTTTGCATTTTTTTTAATTTACTCATGCTGAATCACCACCGCCTTTACCAGTCATTCTATTTAGCATTTTTATTTGTGAATCAGTTATAAATGCTCCTGCCATGCCAAATCTATTACCAAGACTTTTAATAAGTGCTCGTGTTATTTTAGTTCCTTTTTGAGCCATAGTTTTTAGTCTATTCATAAATTGTGTTCTTAGTTGAGCTCGTTTAGTTCTTTGTTGAGCTCGTTCTTTTGTAGCGTTAGATTGATTATTTCCAACTCGTGCATTTCCTTTTTTATCTACCTTTATATCTTTACTTCTATCTGTAATAGCCAATCTTTTTCTCTTATCCATAAGTCTTTTTTTTCTAAGTTTTGTTGCATCATTTACTATTTTTGAAAATCCTGCTATTGTACCAGTTCCTGCTAATATTTTACCTGCGGTATTTTTACTTTCTTGTTTTGCACCTTTTTGTGATTCTCCTCCTTGAGTGCCTTTTGCACTTGGCCCTTTTGTTGACCTGACATCATCTGGTGAAACTCTTACATTTGATTTTTTTAAATTTAGATTATTTTTTGGAACAGGCGGTTTGCCGATAGGCTTTGGTATTACTCTTTGCTTAGTCATGTTAGATTCTTTTTGTGATTGACCATAGCCTTTTGCACTTGGTCGTTCTTTATCAGAATCACCACCTCGTCCATATTGTCCCATACGAGCACGTAGTGTATAGTTAGTTGGTTCTTTTCTTAATAATTTTCTTCTACGTTCTCTAACTCTTTGTGCATTATCCATTTTTTTTACCTTTCATTTTCATAATTTTTCTTTTAACACTAGCAGGTAAATCTTTAAAGTGAAATAATTTTTCACTTGTTTTATTATGTGTCTTACCTGTATGTGTTTCTCCATTAGGCATTTTATGAGTACCACCTTTATGGACTGACCCATCTTTTTTATAATGAGCAACACCTTTCATTAGTAACCTTTTTTCATAGGTTTCTTTTTTTTCTTCATTGGTTTCATTTTACCGGGCATATTATGTTCCTTTCTTTTTTTTATTTTTTAATCGTACTGACATACGCTTGGCTTTGGCTCTTGCATCTGCCTTGCTTGACGCACCCCATGCACGTAACGATAACAGAAGTCGTGTGGGTTTACCATCTTTATATTCGGGCCCACGCATATTTCCCATTCTAGCGAGAAAAGATGCACGTCTAGGATTATCCCCACGTTTTACAGGAGGACGTAATGTACCTCCTTTATAAGATGCACGACCTTTAGCATTTAATCCTCCCTTCGGATTCTTACCTGCCTTTCTTTGCCATGCGGGTGTCTTTGCCATAACCGAACCTTACAACAAAAAAAAATAAAAAGCAACGAACCTTGAACAACTTTAACGAGAGTGAGGTACTACCTGTATTGATGGTGCAGGTGTTTTTTAGACCCCATGCCCTATAGTAGGGTCATGGCGTGGTAAAAAACATTATACTGCCACAGCCACCCTTCGGGCAGTTAGTAAGTGTGCCAAGAGGCACTCTTTATGTTAGTGGTGGCTAAGATAAATCGATATTGATTGAGAAATCACCCTTAACGAGGTGTTGATGTTTATCTGGTGCTTTGAATCCCGCTCTATCCAATATATCCTTACTGGCTTCCAACTGTACGTACTCTGATTTCGCATCTGTACATAGTCTGAGTAATGTACTACTTGCTTTAGTGGCACTCAGTCCTAATGTTCTTTGTATTTCCTGATTCATATACTCTTGTACCTTGGGAGTTCGTAGCATCTTACTTGCACTAACCCTTGATGAATTTCCCTTATAACCCGCTATCTTGGACGCTTTAGTTATCGTACAACCTGTAGCTACGAGTGTATCTACTAAGAGTTTTGCTTTTGGTGATATTTCGTTGTTCATAACTACTAACTCTTCTTATACTTGGAAATATTTGATTTGTCAACATACCTGTTCTTCAATGATGAAGAACCAAATCAGTCTTACTC